TTGCCAAGACGATGACCGCCCACAGCATACCGCAGATACCTAAATGTACACCCATAGAATGTAGGAAGTGATGTGATATTTCGAGTTCTAACATTTCTTTTCCTCCTTTCCTTTATAGTTAAAGAACAGCCAGCCAAAGCCACGCACAGCTATATAATAAGCAAAGCACCACACCATAAGCCACGTGCAAGTACTTCTACTCACCATATCCGCTAACAGCCTTTTGTCGGCTCTAAAGCGTTCTTTCTTACCACCACCCTCATTATACATAGCATCATGTAGCTCACAATACTCTTGAAACATTCCAAAGAATGGCGGACGCAACCCCATTACGCCACACCCATTTACTCCATTTCTCCAAAATACACCCTTTAGCCTCATTGTCTTCTTTCTCCTTTCTACTCTTTAAAAGTTCAGCTTATTAGGGTAACCTTTCGTAAAGTCATACCCTCTCACCTCGTCTACATTCTCTAAGGCTCTCACGGCTCTCTTATGTCCCTCCGTTACTATGTAGCACGCATCAGCATAACGTTGTATCTGCGCTAAGATTATTCGCACTTTATCGATAGCTAAAGTAACCTGCACACCCTCTACCACAAAGGTTATGTCTTTCTCTCCCAACAGCTCGGCAGCGTCTAAGCTCACTAAGTAGTTTGCCCGCACTCCAGGTGTTACCCACGTATGCAAACCCTTAAAGGTTAAGTCGTTCACGTTGCTACTATTAGAATAGTCTTCTATCTCGGCTATCTTCCTTGCTTTCTCGGCTTCTAAAGGTAGCTCCTCTTTTCTCTGCTCTTCGCCTCTTTGTGAAGAAGTAGCCAAGTGTTGCTCCTCTCGCTTTTTACGTGCCTCCTGCTCGCGTTCTTTCTCTATGCATTCTGCTTCTTGAATATCTATTTCCGTATATCCCTCTGCGTTATCTAAGGTAGATAGCCACACCTCATAGCCGTAGACGTTCCCATTACGCATTATCTTCTTACCCTCTTCGGCTATCAACACCTTACAGCCGCTTATCTCTCGTACTTCCATTATATCTTTTCCTTTCTTCTTTTTATGTTTTTTTATTTTCCTTTCTTAGTACTTTGCTATCGTCCAGCCTTTCTTAGCTGCCGCAGCACGCTCTTCATCGCTTAACCTGTCATACACCTTCCTGTCTAATGTTATCATACACGGCTTTAGTCCTTTCGCTACTCTGTCGTCTGCTCCCTCGCCAAAAGTCCATTTAAGCGATTTTAGTCCCTCTTCAGTTTCTCCCCATTTCGATGTACCGTTTATCTTCAGTTCCTTCAACAAGTCAAAGGTTAGCGGCAGCCATAGCTCCTGCAAGCTATCTACGCCATAGAACATATCACTTGCGCCTTCTACTTTCCTAAAGGTGCTGTTTCTAAAGTCCAACTTTTTAAGGCTCGAGCATTTTTGAAACATAAACTCTGTCCACTTTATATTCGACAAATCCCATTTGCTTGTGTCTAACTCCTGCAAAGATGAGCAGTTTCTAAACATAAAAGAGCCACTCGTTAGCTCCGACAAATCCCATTTGCTTGTGTCTAATGCGTCCAAGCCCGTGCAATAGGAGAACATATATGATGCATTTTGTAAGCTCTTCATCTGCCAAGAGCTTGTGTCTATGTACTTCAAGCTGTCGCAGTTCTCGAACATTCCATTTGCACCTCTCACATTCTTCATCGTCCACCCATAGAAGTTCACGCTCCTTAATGCCACCCAGTTATAAAACATCCCACTCACATCAGTCATCAGCGTGGTGTCCCACCTGCTCAAGTCTAACTCCTTAACATACTGATTACCGCTATTGCTATAAGGGGCAGAGAATCGTCCTAACCTCCCCTTTACGGTATAAGCCCCCATATAATACACTCTGTAAGTAGTACAGGACAAATGGTCTTCCACAGGGGTTCTTTTCACCGTCCCTGTCTTCGTATCAAACCATATATTATATTGTGGGTCTTTAGGCTCCGCCTCTACCACCTTACGCACTTCCATTTCCTGCTCGTATTCCTTTTTCCTTAATGCAGCCAAGCGTTCTGCCTCGCCTAATGTGGCGTGTATCTTATCAGTGTACTCCTCGCGTTTCTTCTCCGCTTCCACTCTCTGACTCTCATTCTTGGCAACGCTCCTTAACTCGCCTAACAAAGACGTAATGTCGCTGAACGTATTATAATATTCCTCTTGCGTACCACCATAGCCATGCTCCTTAGCTAACTTATATGCGTCCGTAAGCACCATAGGCATGTAAGCCTTTATCTCTGCTGCATCAAATCTCGAGTTCTCTCGTACCAACTCTACCACACCCTCTGCAATAGCAACGTGTAGCCTCTTGCCATTATCGAAGTTCGCATCTTGGGTCTTTACATACACCTCTACACGTAACCTGCCAACATGGAGCTTATGTTTACTAAGGAAACAGCGTACCTTGTTCTCGTCCGCTAATTCGCATCTGTTCCACACGCCTGCTTTCCTGCCTACGCTATACGTTGCTACACCTACTTGGAACTTAATCTCAAAGTCGTCCACCTCGCCTATCTTATAAGGCTCATCGCCTGCCATAAGCTCTACCACGACCTCGAAGTCCTCTTTGTAGTTTATCTTCACTATCCCTTTCGCTGTCTGCGGCTCTTCCGCTCCGCCACACCTGCTAAATTCTCTATCGTTATAACACATATCACTCATGATTATATCTTTCTTACGCTATGATTAATCTTTATCCTTTAGGTATGGAGGCTTAATAGGGTTTATGGGGGTAGCTCCACCTGTAGCTGGTCCTGTGCTATTGCTTATACCGAAAGCCTCCTCTATATCCTTTATCTTGGAATCTATCCTTGTTAATCTCTCTTTAACCTGCACAAGCTCATTTCGTAAAGACGTAGAATCTCCTTTATCTAACTTCTCCTCTATGATAGCTATCACATCGTTGAAAAGTCCCCCTACACGCCTTGCTGTATTCTCTCCCTCCTTTGTAGCGTTAGCTATAAGATTAGCTTTTATCTTTAAGTCGTCTATTGTTGCCATCTTTATTCTCCTATTGCATGAATCCTTACCCTTGTACCTCTCACAGGAGCTACATCTTCCTTGCCTCTGCTCCTTATGTACGTGAGACATGTCCCTAAGTATGTTTCCGCTACCTCCATAGCATCATTATACATCTTTAGCCTGCTCTTATCACTCTCCCTGTTAGCATAGCTGTCATTATGCTGCATTAATCCTGTTCGAGTGAGCAAGCCCCCGTCTACCATAGTCATCTTGGCGTAAACGAAATAAGAAAGGGTTAATCGCAAACCTGCACATCTCTTCAGCCGTCCGTCTTTGTCCGTAAAATCTCCACCATCAAGCAGTATTATATCCTCGTCCTTTTCCTCTTGAACCTCTTTGTAACACGCCAACCCAATAGCAGGAATAATATATATATCTTCACACTCGCGGATAAACGTCAATACCTCGCCCTCATCAATATGCCTTGACGTTGGACGCGCCAGCTCTTTAAACTCCTCTACCGTGATTAAATATTTATTCTCCATTATATTTATCGTTATTATCCGCAGAAATATACTTCAAAGGCTTTATCGAGAAATCTCGCGGTATCATATTATCGTACCAATTCTTAAACAGCATTGTGAACGCTCGCTCGATAAATCTCTGCTCATTCGTAACCTCCCCTGCATAATATTCGTAAGCGTCTTTCATGACGTTGCCCGAAAAGCCTAACTTCCCGATACGGATAGAGTAGAATAGCTCTTGATGGAATTGTGAATATATCCGCTCGACCACGCTCGACTCCGTAACCGTAAACTCTTTATCAAAGTTCCTCGTAGGGAACTCGACAACCTTAGGCTCGTCTTCGTCATTCTCCAGCTCTACCATCATTATCATTGACCCTCGTGTATCGCCTTGAAACTGCCGCATATCCTCATCGGAAATCATCTTTTGTTCGACCTCATTCCCATTCTCATCTATACGAGGTAATCCTTTCTTCGTAACCAGCATACAAGCCACGAGGAAATTATTACGTGCATTCCTATACTTGATATTTCCCAGCCCTTCGTCTGTCGAAATCTCCGTTATAACTGCATCATAGATAGGGGTAGGGTATTGGTATCTTCCAGCCATAGAAAGCCACATGATTTGTCCTTTATAATTCTCTATCCCCCCTGCATTCTCTATCTCCCTCATTACTACCGTAGGGTCAGGATTGAACACAGGGAATCTATCGATATTCCTTTCTTCGACCAGCTGCCTCCTGCCGTTCTTCGTCTTCTCGCCTTTCCAATCAATATGCGTAAGGATATGTGCAACTACCCCCGCATCGTCTGTTTCTTCTAATCGACATTGTTCAAAGGGCAGGTAATTAACCTCTGTTACCTGCCCTAAGACATTATAATTGACATGAAGGGCAAAGCCATTGAAACGAGTAATATCCCCTGCTACATTCTTCAATAGGTCGTCCATCGTTATGTTATCTCTATTAACGACCCACTCCGATAAAGCCTCATCGTTGAAACCGTACCCCTCGACAAACTTTTCGTAACGAGATAGGCACAACTTAGCTGTCCCCGAGGCATTAGTAATATCCATCACGTTCTGCGGATAGAGGTTATCACTACCATATCGTTGCATCTTGAAACGTTGCTCATAGTTGACTTCTACACGCTTCTGCGGCTTCTTAGTAGTTTTCACATTCATCTTCTTTACCCTTCTTCTTATAGTTATTCTTTTCCTTTGCTGTCTTTATCTTCTTCCTCCTTAGAGCCTTCTCCTGCTTCCTTTTCTGGGACTTTCTGAAATAAGTCTACATTATTAGGAAACTCCTTTAGATAATCCTCTGCAATCTCATCTGTAAGGTTGTCGTTTGAAAACACTTTGCCGTCCATAAAGGCTGGGCAATTGATTATAGCTCCAGCTTTTAATCTATAATTAAGTTTTTCTGCCATTTTTCCGTATTTTTTTATGTAATGATAAATCTCTATAAGCCCATCATGATAACATTGCTGACATGATGTTGGCACGAAATCCTTTCCTAAAACTTCGTAGTAAAGGTTTTCTATGGTAGATTTATCAGTAGAGCCAAAAGGAGCGTCAAAGCGTCCTCTTAGCTCTTCTATTATCTTCTTTGCCTCTGCCAGCTCCATTATCTTTATCCAGCTTCTGTGAGCAGACTCTTAAACTGCGTTTCCGTAGTCTTTGAGTCTGTATTAAAGTAGAATAATGCAGCCTTTGGCGCACTCGTCTCCTGTAAGGTAACCAGCCAGCCTCCGTCTGTATCTTCACTATACTTATCACTTTCTATAGCCGTAGCACGCAAGCCTTGATAATATCCATATACTTGATATTCTGCCTTCCCTCCTTCTCCTTTATGCACATTCTTAGTAATGAGTACGAAAGAGCCGTTAGCAAGACCGTCAATGATGTCCTGCGCCACGTCTGGACCATTATCAAGCACGGCAATAGAAATCTCGTTAGTGAACGTATTCCTATATGTCCCTGTAGCTAATGAAATCTTTGTCCCACTAAAGGGCTTGCTTCCCTGCTGCACTACAGGGTAACCTTTCTTCTTGCTCTTTAAGATGAGAGTCTTCAATATGTTCTTGCAATTTTCGTCAAAAACACTCTTCGAGAAGTCCACGTCCGAGCGGTTACAGATAATCGCATCGGCTTCTAATCCTTTCACTATAGGGCTTGCGCAATTCTGCTCAATGCCCTTACTTATTATACTATCACATATTCCTGCCATAATCTTATCTCCTATTATTAGAATGCTGCTTGGAACATATCATCTTCCAATATCTGTGTACCTATGCGACCTGTAGAATATATGTAATTTCTACGCTCTTTCTTGTCAAACCATATATCGAGGTCAGAGATTAGACCGTCAGCATCAGTGCCAACCTGTAACTGATTAATGTTAGCATATACAGCACGATATGGTTTGTTCAACATGGTACCTGTATTCTCGTAAGCCATTATCATTCTGTCCCATATAGATACACGTGCCAATGTTACACCGTTATAAGTAGCCACATCAAGACCATCGAAGACCGTCTCCCATGGCATAATCTGTGTGTAGCACTTCTTAATATCGTATGTAAGCGCGTCCGCTAACCCCTTTGTAAGCAATACAACAGCACCGCTATCAGCAGATACACGACTATCTGCGTCCATAAGCAGATTGTCAAGAATACCTGTAGCTACGCCTTTACCAAGTATAGCCTTTTTCTGTTCTGCAAATGTAGTTTTCTTGTTAGCCTCTATGCCTGTAAGCTGTTTCTCGTTCTTAGCGCATTGTGCGAAGATACGCTTAAACAACCCATCACAAGTAGTGAACAGCTCCGTCTTAGTACCATTGGTAAGTGTTCCACCGTTATCAACTCCTTTTGCATCAGAATCACCGAACCAACCAAAACGCCATATCATTCTTTTCATCTGACGTTCTAAAGCAGGACGAATGATATAACTCATAAACTCGGTGCTTGTCAAATCACCTACAGGTGTACCTGTCTTCAATGTGTACTCTGCTATAGTTCCCCTTAGACTTTCGTAGCAAATCTTAATAGGTATCTGCCAATCTCCCAACGCCCAACGCTTCTGCGAGTTCGCAATACCTACATCTTGATACTTAGGGTCGCAGCCACTTCCTTTAATGCCGACATCGTCCATATCACCAAGAAAAGCAACAGGGTCGCCATTCTTCACCTTCATAAGGTGGGTGAAACGTTGAAAATCCTCGTCTTGGTCAATACTCAACGGAATAACCTCTTTAAGGTCTTTAACGTCCGTAGGATTTACCGAAATGTTTTCTAAAAATTTTGCCATTTTCCTTTTCTCCTTCTTTTACTTCTTATTCTTGTAAGTTCCGTTTCTACGTGCTTCAATCTCTCTTCGCATCGGAGATTCTTCCCCTTGCTCCTCTGCCTTTCTGCTTGCATTAGCACCTTCTATCTTGCGAGGTGTAGGCTTATAGCTTGAGGAAATCTTAGCTAATGCCTTTTCCCCTCCTGCTATCTTCACGGCGTTGAGGATTCGTAAATCATCTTTTGTCTTAGCCATAGCCTCTGCCTGCTTACGAGCATTCTCCGAGCTTTCTAACTTCTCTTGAAGTTCCTTTACCTCTTCCTCTAACTCTGCTACACGCTTTTCTAACTCCGAGCCGTTTTCGTCGTCTTTCTTGCCTTTAGATTCTGTCGTCTGAATATCGGTGATAACACCATCTTTCACAACGATAGTCTTACCGTCTGGCATAACGAACGTGCCATCAGGGCTTGCCTTGTCCCCAATCTGTGGCTCTCCACTTTCTCTCTCCACGGTCAGCGTCTGACCATCACTTGTTGATAAATCCATACCCTTTGCCAGCTCGTCAATGTTTCTTAACCCAAGTCTTGCCAGCGCACGGTCAAGCAAAGAGGCTTTTACCTCTACTTTCTCTTCTTTTCCTTTTGCCATTTTCTTATTATTTTTATTGTTAAATACCTTCCCTTGCTTCTTGGCTGAAGCAGGGGCAATTATCTCTCCTATCAATCCTAATTCTTTAGCTTTTTCGACCCCTATGTACTTGTCTTCGTCCATTAATGCCTGCATCTCCTCCCTGTTACACTCGCAACGCTCCACGTACAAGTCAAGCATTTTCTCCTGCATCTCCTTCAAGTCGTTCGCTGCCTTCTCCAATTCTGATGACGTCAGCACGTCCCCGAGAGCATAGGCAGATACCCACGGATTATGCACACATATTAACGCACTCTTGTAAGCCTTCCTCCTTTCCTTAGGGGCTGCCATCATAATAACCGTAGCCATAGACGCTGCATTGCCCTCGACCGTGCAAGTTATCTCCTTCCCTGTTGCGCGGAGCCTATCGTAAATGCCCCAGCCTTCAACCACAGAGCCACCATCGCAATGTAAACGAATATCTATAGTATTATCGTCCTCTGGTATACTCTCGCAGAACTCGTCTACGTCTTTAAAGCAAACACCTTCAACGTCCCCCCGATACTTACAAATGCTCTTTTCGTTTTCCGTTTGAATATCGTTATAAATTTTAAGTACTGCCATGTTAATAGTTATTTTATACACAAATTTACTTTATAATAATCAAGAATATATTTATAATTATTATCTTCTCACTCTCATTCCTTGCGACAAAAAAAAAGGTATCCTATCTTCACAGACAGAATACCTTGTCGATAAAAAGGTAAACCAAATAAAAGTATGAAAATATTTATCTAATATTCTTTCCCATTCTCTTAATTACTCTATATACCGTAGCCTCGCTGCACTCGTACTGCTGGCTAAGATAGTACACGGCATAACCTATCTTATGTCCTTCCATCTTCAACCTCACAAAGTCCTTGTATAATCTTAGATACTTTACGTCCTTTGCGTCTATATTATTTGCATTTAAGATAGTTAATAAACTTTCCGCAGCTTTTAGTAGGTCATATTGTTTCATGTTATTTTATCGCTCCTATCCTTTCTATAGTTTCCACTCTCTTAGCAGTATTATTTATCTCTTCTACGCTCACAACAGGTCTTGGTGCCATAGCCATTCCCTTTGCTACTGCTCTTGCCAAGAACTCTTCCCCAATCTGTGCGCCTCCACCAGCAGGCAGCATGATAGGCACTCCTCCTCCTATTTGATTAAATGCCGATAGGGCAGGGGCAAACATTCTCGTTGCCGAAGCCGTTAAGACGCTCTCCCCATTAGACAATCTTGCAGGTATGCTGTCGCTTGTTTCACTCCCCGAACCTGTAACCAGACCACCGCTTGCGAACTTAGCCGACTTGACCATCTTCACCGCTGAGGCTACATTAGCAAGTACCGTAGCTACCGTTGTCGCTATTGCTATGAGGTTACCCGGATATGGTACACTTTGTGCCTGCCTTACACCACTCGCCAGCGCAACACCTGTATTAATAGCAATTTCTGCCAACGCAAGAACCTTAGATGCCCTCGCCATATCTTCGTTTTGCTCTCCGAATGCCTCTGCTATCTGCGCCGTAGCCCCTATCATTCCTGATATAGCCATATACTTCCCTTTCTCTATATCTATCTCTTTATCTGCTACTGCCTTCTTAGATTGTTGATAGTCTTCTTCTAATTGCAGCTTGCGCAAATTAAAGGCTTCTATCGTTTCCCCCTCTTTCTGTTGCGCAGCTTCTAATAGCGCCTGCTTCTCTTCCATCTGCAGCTGTAGTACCCCAAGCTCATCAGAGCCATTGCTCCCTATCTTAGTTTCTAATATCTTAGCCTCGAAACGGTTCTTTATAGCTTTTTCCTGCTCCTCCTGTAACTTATTGTGATAATCTTTATAAGCCTGCTCCTCCTGCTCGTAGAACTTAGCATTTATAGACGTAATTAGCCTATTCCGTTCCTCTTCGCTCATTACTCTTTTCTGTGCCGCATCAAGTTCCAGCTGATAAGCGTCATTGATAGCCTTTATCTTTAGCTGGTACTCTTCTTTAGACCCTTTCTCTACGCTTGCCAGCATATTCTGTAGATATTCCTGCTCTCTCTTTATTGTCTCATTTTTAACCGTTAAATCAAACTCCGACAGCTTCTTTGCCTTTATCTTTTCCGTTGTAATTATCTGTGCCATGATAGCCTTCTTAGCATTCACGGTTAAGTCCTTTTCCGTTTCCAGCCTACCTCGTAAATCCTCTATCTGCCTATCATACTGCACCTCTATCTGTTTCCTCCTCTGCGCTGCGGTCTGCTCCACAAGCTGCGCTAACAAATCCTCTGCCTTTCTTATCTCCGCTGCCTCCTTCTTAGCCATATCCTCTCTTTTACCCGAATCGCTTTTATATCCGTTGTTATTCTTGCCGTTTTTGCCGATTCTACGGTTATTGCTTCCTCTATTAGGAATTCTCCCACTTTTATTTTTTAAGTCGCTCCTGCCACCGACCATATCGCTAACATTTGCTCCCTCTGCCACAGCAACAGGTATCTTTATATGCGCAATCTTACTACCTTTGATAACCTCATTAATAGCTTTCATCGTGTCGGCAGCTCCTGCCTTTGCAAAAGCCTTTACATCTTTCCAGCCCTCTTTAATTGTCTTATAATAGCTACCCATTATTTGGTTAAATCCGCTTTTTATCTTATCAAACGAAAATGTTACAAGCCCTTCTACAATATCGGCTAATCCTTTCAGCTGCCTACCAACTGCTTTTGCGGCGTCTATAATCAAGTTAAATACTAACTTAATCACATTCCACATACTCTTAAAGTTTGCTACGATAGCCTGTACGCCAGCCCTTACAACCTTACTCTCGTTGTACATATCTATAAAGTAGTTGATAACATTTATCACCCCTTTCAATAGATTGGTAATACCTTGTATCGTTAGCGTCTTTACCGATATAAGCATTTCGCCAAATCCCTTATCGCTCATATCGAACATAGCAGCCAAGACCCTATTAAGCTCCTCGTTAGCTTTCCTCTGTTCGTTCATCTTCTCGCCATACTCTCCCGTAGTACCCTTTAACTTGTCGAGGTCAGTGTTCATAGTATCAAGCTGTTCTATCATCTTCAGACCAGCATTAGCTCCCTGCTTGCCGAAGACGTCCTTTAGCACATTACCCACTTCTTGCGAATTTTGCGGTAATTCCTTTAACCGCGTGCTAATCATCTTAATAACATCATAGGTAGATTTACTGCCACTTTCTAAATCGGCTTGCACCTTCTTGGAACTTATACCTATAGAATCCAACGCCGATGCCGTGCTTGAACTCATCTCTCTAATCTTCTTGCTGCCCATCTGTATAAGTGCCATACCGCTATCGCTGAAGATTCCGCTCCTTGTCTGCTGAATAGTAGCCACCAGCTCCTTACCTGATATGTTCGCATCATGAAAAGCAGGTGCGTACTGCTTTATCTTAGCAATCATATCGCCATTAAGGTCTGCACCACTTTGAAAACCATCATTGATAATCTTCAGTGCCTCCTTTGTGTCATATCCATATTGCGAAGTTAAGACATCTACCGCTTCTAACGTTTCCTTATAGTCCTTGCCATACGTATCTGCCGTTGCCTGTATCTCACTTCGTACAGCCTTTAGATTATCGCCCGTAAGTCCTAAGAACTCCTTTGTTAGCCTCGTACTCTCTTCTATCCCTTTGTTGTAGTCAAAGAACCACTTAAAAGCCACACCAGCTCCTGCAATACCTGCTAACGAAAGGAATACAGGATTTGTCATGAAACCCATAAGTGTTGAACCGAAAGCCTTAACGCTTGTTACCGCACCGTCAAAGATTCCCGACAAGCCCTTGCCATTAGACGCCATTTCCATAATAGAGTTTGCGAAATTGGAATTTACACCCAAAGCCGACTTTATGCTTTCCTCGTAGTTACCTACATTACGGTAGAATCTCTGTGTTTCCTCTTCTGCCCCCTTTAGCTTGTCCGTAATTTCATTTATATGCCGTTTTAGCCCCTGCCCTTTTGCTCCCTTACGCTCGGACTCTGAAAGGCTGTCATACGCCTTTGTAGCGTTGCTTAGCTCTGCTCTCAAAGCTCTCAATGACCCATCTTGTTCCTTTTCTGTCTTTATATTGTTCTGCACCTCCTTAGAAAGCTCCCTGATAGTACTCTTGTAGTCCTTTGTCTGTTCGCCAAGAGCTGTTACCGTAGTTGCATACTCATCGTATGTTATCTTACCGTCCTTGAAGTCTTCTTGTAATTTCTTCTCGGCTTTCGACAACTCCTGCACCTTTTCCTTATATTTGAGAATGCCATTTATCGCGTCCTCATATCTTACCTTGATATTTAATATCTTTTCTTCCTCTGTACTCATATCTTAATATCATTAATATAGTTGAAACATTGTTACTTCAGCAAACCCTGCCTCGTCTGCTTTTATCTCTGTTATAGCATAATAATTACCATATTGCGCCAAGTATATTGGCTTTGTTTCGTCATAATCTAATAACTCTATATCACTTATACGTATCTTTTCCGTTATCACCTTTGCCCTCTGCAAACTTTCCCCTATATGCCTATACTTTTCTCTCAATATGTCTTGCATATTTATATCGAAGACCGCTACAGCTTTACCGTTTTCTCCTTTCTCAAGCCTCAAGATTCTATCTTTGCAAGCCTTATACGAGGGCTTATCCTCTTTCTTCCCCTCCTTCGGTGCGGTGTACATAGGAACGTTATTACCATCAGTGGCGGCAAACGGAAATTCATATACAACCTTTTTTGCGTCCAACGTTTCGTTATCTATCTCCAAGTCACCGTCATAAGAACCTACCGTGTTATCTGCTTTCCACTTGTAGAGATTATGTTGCGCATAATCACTTAGCTTAAAATCAATCCTTTTAGGCTTATTCTCATCGCTTTGAGCTATTACTTTCTCCGTCCAATCCTTAGCTTCTTCTCTATTCTCCCATACTTTAGAAAGTGGCTCGAAACTAATTATATTATCTTCCGCTATCTGCAGGGGGAACGTGCCTGTTACAACCGATAAGAACTTGATAAAGTCGATAACCTTTATCTTTGGTAAATTATTCGCAATAGGGAAATAACCATTATGCGGAACCTCTTCGCCACTTAGTACAGAGATGTCTATCGTCCCCCCGAGAAAATTCGGGCTACTTGATGATAGGACGTTATAACCTTTGTGGTACCATTCAAACTTGATAGTATCTCCAGCTTTAACCGATACCTTGCCACCTCCGAAGATTTCATATCTACAAACACCTTGATACCCCCGAGGGACTCTCACTAAGTCAATATCTTTTGCACTCCCGATAACAAAGGATTCATCTTTGTCTTCTTTGTTTTTCCTTGTTATTATCATCTTAATGAAGTAGAATTGAATCATATAATAATCCCCTTCTCCCCAATGCCTGCCTGTCCCTGTGTGTGGGTGCAGCCCTGTTATATCGAACTCCCATGTCCCTTTAACATTTATAATAATATCTGCATCGCTCTTCGCTTCTATCATGCCCACACCGTTAGGGACGGAAAATATATTATTCCCTTCTCTTTCCTTCAATGTCATAAGTCCTGATGTCGTGGTCGGCTGTAGCTCTGCCTTAAACTTCCTATCAAACGTTAGTTCATTACTCTTCTTGTTAATAAGCGGAATGATTAATGTATCAATATACTTTTGCGCATCGGCACAGAACGAAAAACGAACCCCCGTATTCTTCTTTATCAAATCCAATATAAACGAAGCCTTTACCACTGGGTGAAGATTTGAAATCCCCTCATCTCCTCCACGATGTCCACCGAAATTATTCTTCCTCTTTTCTACTCTCCCATCTAAAGGATAAATCATACGGTCTCCCTCTTCCCATGCTTCAACAACTTTCTTCTCGTGAGCCCACACATCGTAATAGGCGTAGAAATAATTAGCCTTCACCGCATCTTCATAGCTGACAACCTCGTTGCTATCCTTATACAAAATCCTATCGTTACTTTCCAATTGATTAAGAGTAGTGCCTGCTCTCATCAAGTCGCTGAAGTTAGAGAATAACCCCCAAACAATGCACGCCTCTATAGCGTCCTCTGTTGCCTGTAGAACCGTTAGGCGTCCGTCCTTGATGACCTCTATTCCATTGCGGAAATAACGCACCTTGTGCATCGTATAAGGAAATGAACTGCTTGATTGCACTAAGTCCGTATGCTTCAGTATCTTTTGATTTCTTACCGTCTTCGGCAGCTTTATCGTATAAGTATTATTAGACGTCAATCTCGATACATCACGAAACAAATTACTCTTAAAATTCAACGTTATTTTCGTCAATTCATCAATATCAACCAACTCATTATCTACGTATAATCTTTCGCTTTTCATCTCTCTCTTCCTTATAATTTTTGCACCGGTACTTCTGGCATCACAATATTACACATAAAGTCCTGCAGAGCTGCTCTCTGCTTAGTGTAAGAACCCGGAACGATAGTGATAGGTATCCAGCAGGGAACACCCTCCTCTTTATATCCTGCGAACAAATCTACACACGGACTTGTAGTAACATCAAAGAGCATATCCCATATTTCACTATCTACCAACGGAGCGCATACGGATATTGTATCTCTTCTTCCCATCTGAGACTGCCTCCCAGCGTGTCCCATTCGTCCATAGCTCATATCGTATGCCATTAGATTGTTTCGCACAAATACACCTTTCTCTGTTATCTTCCTGCTCTCATCGCCGCCTTTAAATAAGTAGTAATTATAGAACCCATGCCTATCTATCCACCTAAGATAATAACCCTCATCATAGCCATCTACAACGTTTATGCGTACTTTCTCTACAGCTGTATTATCTCCTCCCAAGTCCTTACGCTTTCGGAACGTCATGTCAAAGGTGCCGTCAAAGACAAACTCCGCACACGCCCCCGAACAATCACTTATCGAGTAATACTTCCTTGCATCGTCCTCCTTGCTCTTCAGCGGAATATTCCATACCCCTTGCTCTGGTATATTTATAACCCTTTCTTTTACACCGTCCTTGCTTACCATTATAGACCCGCCATTTTCAGCATATACACCTACCGTGAAAGGGAACCCTCGAAACCATGTCAGTGTGCGCCTACCGTTATAAATCTCCTGACCTCCCATTTTCATTGCTCCCCACACGAAGAAAGTATCAATATCAAAAAGCTCCGACATGTCTTCCTTTTTATAAAACGCTTTAAACTTAATATTAATCGGCATTCCTAAATTTGATTTACTTTCCTTGTCATAATCAACCTTGTCAAACGTTACCTCGCTAAAGAACGCCTGTACATACTCTCTTATATCGCAGTAACAAGTACCTTTAATAGCGTTTACAAGTATAATGCCACCTTTAATCTCTTTTTCGCTCGATACTATCAACTTAACGGCTTCCAATCCTTCCCCCGAGGCAGTTATAAGGCAAGGGTTAAACGCAAACCCTACCTCATCAGGATATGTTATCGTAGTGCCTCCTTTAGTTATCTTTCTCATACGTCTACATTATTAAGTTTAATATTGTCTATATCTGCTTTAACAAGTTCTACGAGTCGGTTTCTTATCCTTTCTGTAGCCTCTGGTATCACATTTGAGTATATGTCAGCCCTGCCTCCTTTTCGATATAATCTCGTACCCTCTCTCTTAATCTTTCTTGCTATTAGATACGCAAGAGAAAGGTTGCCCCTTTCCTGTGGCGTATACTTATGTTCCCTATTCGTCTTGTATGGGATAGGCTTTGCCTCTATCCCTTTGTCCGACATCCATTTAAGGATAATACTCCGAAAACCATAAGGTACTTTCCCTGGCTTCCTTCCTGTTTCCAACGTCCCGAACGGACTACGACCGTATAACGTACCCTCACTCTCCGAAGATTCTACCCTTAGACTTGCCGCAGTTCTCCCACTTGCTTTCTGTCCTGCTTCCAAGTGCTGGGTTATGATTTTCCTTTTCAACGCCTCTAACTCTTCCGAAAGAACGATACTTACTGCCCCTTTTAACATAAGCACCCCCCTTCTAATTCTTTTAACGTGAGTTCCACGAACACACCTGTAAAGTATGCACTTGCACTCTCTAATATCGTAGTATATCTTACGCTCCCATCTATCGGCTCAAAATATCTACTTTCATTCAGAGCCATGACGAACTTTATTGCTTTCTCCTTCATACGGCTATAAACTTCCTCGTTATCCTCTCCGTTAGCGTCCCGCGAGACCTTATCGACAAAAGCTATCATACAATCTTCCTTATCTTTCACACGACCACGAACGAAATTAAAAGACCCTCCTGTAGGTAGCACGCACACAATAGCAGGTAAGGTTACTCTGTCTATTTTTTCTGCAGCTCCATTCCAATCTTCGAAGACATAACTAAACCCTGCGAACTTCTCTTCTGCAATCTCTCTAATCTTACTTTCTATACTCATTCTCGTATACTTTTTGTAAATTCCTTCTAAAATTGTTCGTCCTCGTGTCCATGTCGAGACATTTATACACGCGCCCCCATGGTACATTTGTAACCTCTTCATGGTCTGTGATACCCATTCTCAAAGCATACCAATCTATTAAGCCGAAGATGCCAAACTTTAGGTTGTTTATTCCAGCCCTTAGCTCTTCATCGCTCGGCTTGCTTTTCGCTTTGTCGAACAACTCGTTAATCTTCTTTACCCTGCCAAGCACCCAGCCGACAAAACGAACCACCTCTACAGCCATGCAGTCATCGACTACCTTTGCCTCCATTCCTAACAGAACCTCACAGACTTTGTAGAACAGCCACCGCCCCTCCTTACACTCGCTCATCTGCACCATCTGACCTATCGTCATATCATCAAGATTCGCTGGCGTGGAAACCTTTCCTACTTTCAGAGGTCGTGTGCATCGCTCCAGCTCCAGCCTTTCCGTTTCCTTGCTAAACGTGGCTACTACTATCCAATGTTTGAACTTCTCTCCTTTTCTCATACTTAATCAAGATTTATAATGCGAGCTTTCGCCCCTCCAAGTCTTTTAACGTTGAGCCTCATCAATGCAAAGTACCTCGTGGCGTCTATAGCGTGGTTATACTTATCAATAGGTATATTCGTTTTCTTTCCGTCTCTATCTTTCTTCCATTTGTAACTTTGCAGCTCTTCGATTAAACCGACAGAACGCCGTGTAACGTTCCATTTATAACGGTGCAGTATATCAATACCCACCATGATGCTGTCTCCTCCCTTGACCGTTGGGATAACCCACAAGCCTGCATTACGTAACTCGGTTATACTCTTCGGCTCTGCACTATCAGCGATTATCTGATTCGCTTTTGTTATCCCTGCTTCTTTTGCTTTCTCTGCTATCATTGGATTTGTCAGCCCCGTCTCATATATCTCTAAGTCAGTCCATAACTCCCCATGCGCAATAACACAATGTACCAAAGCTGTTGGGTCGTTCGTAAAGCCAAAGTCCAGCCCATAACCTTGTACCTTCCAGCTATCTCTCTCTGGCATACTATCCACGATACGAAAGTTAGGAAATATAACCCCCGAGAGCTTACCCGTTAATCCTCGAGCATACACTTTCCATAGCTCTTTGTCCTCTATATTTTCTATCCGTTCATGTTCTTCCTTAGATAGGAAAGGATTCCCCCTGTGGTCTGATATAATCATCTTTACCCCTTGCCGACCCTTTACCTCGTTATGAACCCAAAACCTCTCGGAGGGGTTGTAGTCTATCCATATCTTCTTTCGAGTACGAATAGCCAACTGCCAATATATCTCGTATGGTATGCCGTTCGCCTCGTTTACAAACAGATAATCACGCTTACCATTCTTTGCGTCCTGCTCGTCATTATAACTCTTAAACTCTATTATAGAATTATTCTTGCATTGCAGATAATGCTCACTCTCATGAACATTGAAGTAGCCAGCCAACCATTCAGAGCCAGCCAATATCGTCTTCGCATCACGCAGCGCACCTACCTTCAGATTGGGCAAGTCTTGCCCTACCACCGTGGTTATACTCCCTGCTTCTATTAACGCCATATAGATAAGCACCTGCATTATCGTGTATGTCTTACCCGAAGATGTCCCTCCTTGATTCACACACACCCTTGCAGCCTTATCCGTATTAGCACGAAACAGCTCCCATATAACCTTAAACGGCATCGTCATACATCTACCTCACTTTCATCACTCGCAGGCTCTATGCCAGCCTCAACAAATCCTATCTCTATGCGGTTATCCATATTCCCTGTTATCTTTGTCTTATCTTCTGGCTTTTCGCCCCTTATATCCCTAATGGCATTGAAAGCAAATACATCACCCTTGATAGCCTTCTGAAACAGCCCAACAACGACAGCCATATTATTCGTCCGCATATCATTTTCCGATACGCCAAGCTCTTTCATTACTCTTCTTACCTTTTCCGGTGCAGGCAATTCCCCAAACATTTCCACCAGCTCACGCAGCTTCTTTTTCTTCCTGCGTGCCTCTCCAGAGGCTTTGCCTCCCTTGCGATGAAACTCTCTTTGCTCTTCCGTTGTTCGTTCGTTGTACTTCTTTAAGTTGTCTATTCCGTTATGTCTTTCCATAATAGCTGCGCCCTTTCTCTTTCTTTAATTATTATGAACACCTACTATAGTAAGCGTATTCTTCTTCTCAAACAAATTCCACATTGCACCTATTGTGCAGCAAGTGGTTACAATATCATCGTAAAGTATTATATTCTCTTCCTCTATCTCACTTTCAAGCGTGAAGTAAGGATGTATCCTATCCTTTCCGTGGCTTATAATTGCATCCTTGTAAAAATGTAGTCCGAGTTCGTTGCTGATTTCTATGCAAGTGAGCTCTGCAAAGTTGTTCTCCGTTGTTCTTCTCTTAGGCGCACATACGAGTGCCCATCCTTTAGCATTCCCCATTCCTATTAATTCACGGATAAAAGATACAGTAGTGTCTCTAAATAGAGCAACATTGCCTTTTTCTTTAATAGATTTCAGTGATGTCTTAGAGGCTTTTGACTTTACCGCCTTGTATAGCGTAAAGAACCCTCGACAACCTCGCCTATGGTATGCTACCTTAAATTTTAACTCACTTATTCCTCTAATGGTATAGGCGTTCCCGAATATGTTTTTATCATTGAAAAGATCTCCCCAATCCTCCACCGATAGCCCTATCTCTTCTTGCGCCCTCGCCAAAGCCTCATCGTCCCAATCTAAGTTCGCCGCACTTGTAGCATTGTCAGCCAAAGCCATCTCCCGACCTTTCTCGCTGTCCAAGTCCACATCACCCCTGCGCACAGCTACAAGCTCGTCAGGCTTAGCATCTATGACAATAACTTTCTTTATTCCTGCTTCTTTAGCCAGCTCTTGCGTCTTATTACCAGCAATGATACGATTATTCTTGTCCAATAATATCGAACGACCTGCGCCAAATTTCCTAATTGACTTATCAATCAATCCGCGACCTTTCTTCGTCCCCTTGTTGAAGTTCTTGTCGTCTTGCTGTAATGATTCTATATTGATTTCGGTAACTGCTCCCTTCATATATAAAGATTTTACAAACATTTTATAAAGATATTCTAATACAAAGATAACGAAAATATTTATAAAACAACAATTTATAATAAGTTTTCCCTTAACGATTTACACGCAATGCCAACCATGAAGAAAGTAATAAGAAAAGCTAATCTATTTTATTCGGGTTATATCTACATACTTGCTCATATTTATCTTAATTTTTTTATTATCTCTTTCTCGCTAAATAAACTTAACTGCCTCATGCCTCTATCTCCTTTACTTCGTTCTCCATAAACTCGGGGTGTTCTTTCTGCGCCGCTTCAAAACAGCCCCCTATATATTCTCCTTCAGCTATCTTCTTATGTATTCTGTTCCACATTCTCGATGTTGCCGATGTCTTTAGCTTTATCTCTCCGTTAGACTCGTCCACGTCCTTATATAGCTTATCTACTGCTCTACTGAACCAATAAGCCACCTTTGATACGTTAAACTCCTCAAAGAATGATGATACGTTATAACCGAATTTCTCCTTGCATTGCTCGCCCAAACCTTTAAAGTCCATAACGCACGATTCTAACAAGCACCGCGTTGTCTCTACCTGTGCATATAGCTTTGCCCTTT